TCTGGACACGCTTCTTTGTCTCTCAGGTCCTTTACCGTAATTTGCATCTCACCCTCCCCACGCTATGGCCCCGAACACGGAGCCGAAAATCACCACGGCCAACACCCACTCCACCCACGGGGGCCAGTTGTAGTCACTGTCAGTCATCGCCGCCTCCTGAAATGCCGACAGGACTCGGCACTCTCGTCTGGACGTGATGGGCGATAGTACATTGGTGGAGGTGGGGGATCGCTGCACATACATCGCGTAGGATTAGACTCTGACAAGAAGATACATTCCCCGCACCGCTTCTCGCCGCGTTTCGCCTTCCGTTTCTCGTTGCCGTCTGGGTCAAGGTTTCGGGTCATCGTTTTTCCCTCACGTCGATCCTGCCCGTGCCGTCGCAGGTGGGGCAGTCCTCCCAATACCACGTCGTGGGAAAGCACCGTGGGCAATCGACAGCCCCGCACAGGCCGTCAGAACAGCGGATAGGTTTGGTCCTGGTCATTTGTCACCTATCTGCTTCTGTTCGTGCTTTGACAATACGCCTGGTACACGTCCAGGTGGTAGTCCGGCCTGGTTTGAGGTCGTGTACGCTTTGTACCGCTCGATAAAGTCGCGGCGCGCAAACCCGATCTGTTCAGGGTCATTGGATATGGCCAGCAATCGTTTTAGACCGCGAGCCCCGCCGATGCTGTCAAGTTCCTGTTCGGTCAGGTCGGCGCCCGTTGGTTTTGTTCCGTCCGCTGGACTGTATCCGGCCGGTCCGTCTGTCGCTGAATTCAGAACGTGAGCCCATGCAGTTTCGGCTTCGGTGCCGAGGTTAACGTGACCGGGGAAACGATCCCGTATCGCCGCAGGATATGGGTACGGCGCGGCGTTGGTAGGTCGAAATTCGCTCATGCAACGTCCGCATGCTGACACGAATGCGTCTCCGTCGTCATCCCCGAATGCGATCCAGTACGCTTTCCAGCGGTCTACACCGGGATCACCGAACGCCGCTGCCAACAGACCCATACCAGCTTTGTATTTTTCACGCTCCATCGCGACCCTCCATGAATTCATCGAATTGTCGCATTCCACCGAAGGAGTCTTTTTTACCGGTTTTATCGTAGATGCCGCGAAGGATCCGCTCATGGATCGGCGTGCCAGACTTGGTGTGGGTCTGGAAGCAGAACATCATATCAGCGGTCCAGCCGCGTGAACCGCCGCCGCAGAGAAAGTCGGATTTTATTACACATTCGAAGACAGACCGCCAATACGTGATATCAGGTTTTTCTACCCACTTCTTGCGTATCTTGGCCCTCTCGGTCCTGTTCAGGGACTCTTTCCGGGATAGGGTGGTTCCCTGGACAGTGAGATTCCAATGATTCATGAGGTCTGTGTACGGGCAGCGTGTCGGGTTCTGGCCCGACGAGGGTCCGTTAGGACCCGATACTGTAGTTGCTTCTGCCTCTGGATCTGTAGCTGCCTCTGAGGGGCGGACATTCCTAGACGCTGTTGGACTGTCCAAGACATTCTTAGACTTCCCGCGATATTCTTTCTTCTGTTCACGCCAAATCGCCCGCTGCACTTCCATGTCCGTCATGTCCCGATAATGTTCGTAATTGACGATCTGCCGCGTGTTCGGGGCGATCTGGACAATTCGCCGGCCTTCTTCATCTCGGCTTGTCGAGTTCGGGTCAGGTTCGGACAGGGTCTTCAAGGCGCTTTCCATTTGTTCCGTGTCCAGGTTGGCCGCGCGCGCAAGGGCGGCTACCGTTCCATAGACTATTCCACCCCTATCAGCCAGGGCGAGCAATGCAACCCACGCCCACCGGATATGTACAGGTTCTTCAGCCAGGCTTGACTGTAGAATTTGTGAGAAAAGTTTCACGTACACGACACACCTCTGGAACGTGTTTGGCTCGGCTGGGCCTCGATGGTGTCCAGAGTCACCAAAGAGCTTACGCGGGATGCCTCCCGACCCGGCCGAGCATCGAATGGTTGCAATGAACTATCGATTAGTCTACCGCAACCAAACGAACGTGTAAAGGTGGTCATGTTTGGTTTGCCTCACGCGGCCAATACCCGAGTTCGTCCAGTATCCGCCTGTTCCGTCGCATCCTGCCCATGAACACGTCCCTGTCCGCGTCCGTGTCCGCGACCGCGTGCTGTCTCGCCGCCTTGACCATGAACTTGAAGTGTCGCACGGCCCGTCGCAGTCGTTGGTTTTCGTCGTGGAGTTCGCGCGTATTCATGGTCTAGTCTTCCCCCGGCTCGCGCATCCGGTTTGCGTCGTCATCCGTTATCGGCGGCGGGGCGTCGTCTATCGTTTCGTCCTTGACCTCGTCCGGTACCCTACCTGTTGGTGTGCTACCGGTCTTTTCCAGCTTCCAGTTGAAAGCCTTGCGTTTGTGTAGCTTGATGCGGATGGTCTTGTCGCGTTCCAAGTCCGGCGAACCCTTGACGCGGATGCCCTTCATTTTCTCGCCACCGACCATGACCTCCACTGTGATCAAAGTAATGATTTTACCAACACAGTCCTGCGGATCGGGTCCGAACATTGCCTCGAGACAGATATCGTTTGTCTTGTTCGTGACCCATCCGCGCGACGCTTCCTTGAACCAGACAATATTCCGTTTCTTCAGGCCGCCTTTATCGTCTTCGAGTATTCGCAGTTCGACCTCTTTACAAGTCAGGTTCCAAGCGTCCCTGGCGGATAGTTCTTCCGCCGTGATGTACTCTGAATTCGACGCGGCAGCATACGTATGTGGATGCGTCTTTCGTTCGTGGTTTTCACTCATTGGGATACCTCCGTGTAACCCGGTTCTTCACCATCATCAGGATAAGCCCAGTTCGGCATTTCCAACGTCTGAACCTGCCCATTCGACTGCCCAGGCCATACGTTCGTTTCCCGACATACGACCAACGCCATCAATGCCTTTCGATAGCATTCCTGACCCAGTTCCAATACCTCGTCGTCTATACGGTATACAACAACGTCATGAGGCGGTAACGATTCGACCGCCACTTCTATGACGGTATCGGGTTTCTGTCCGAGCGTGTCGAGCCCGTCGTTATAATAAGACCATTGAAGGTGGTATCCCAGTTGCGCGGCCTGAATTGCGAACAGTCGCGGGTCCACACTCCGCGCCGTTTTCAGACCGACGAGCGCGCCGTTATCGAGCAGCTTATCGACCCTGCCCTTGCACTGGACGCCGGTCACGATATCAGTCCAATAAATGGCGTGTTCAACTTTGCCATGTGGTGAAATGTACTGACACGCTTCGTCGCTGGCCATGACCGCATCGCGCATCCCGATGCACTGTTCGTACTGGGGTCTGGACAGGACCGGTTGGCCGTCGTGTTCAGCCGCCCATTCTTTACCAGCTTTCGTGTTCAACCGCAGTCCAGCGGGCTTGACCGCGTAATGGCCCTCGAACCGTAGCGGTTCCAACACGGCCATGTGCGCCGCGATGCCGAGTTCAAGGGCGGGCGTAGCCATGCGCGGTTCCTGGAGTCGGTATTGGTAATGCCGCGGCGACTTCGACCAGATCTCTTTCAGGGTCGAGCAGTTCACGGCGGGGTTATCGGTGTAGTTCATGGGGTTCTCCAAGGATAGCCGGCCAGCCTCGGATAGTCTTTCGTCGGGTAGTCACGACCCTCACGTGGATGCAGGTCCATCGGGGTTTCGACGAATATGGCCAGCATGCCGTTTTTATTCCGCACTCTGACCCAACATTGCCGCGACTGCCGGATACGGTCAGACTCCAAGTCGCAATACCGCTTCCATGTCACTTTCCCGAATTGCGACAGAAGCAGTGTGTTTGGCGGGTAATAATTGGTCAGTTGCATTTCGGCGCTCGTTTTCTTTCCCACGTTCAAACCTCCCGTTTGGTTTCAGCCCCGCACAATGGACAGGGCCCGGTTAGGGGTAGTGCCAGGCGTTTGAGTTCGTCGCGCGCCCGTTCCAGTTCGCGCCTGCAATTTGCCAGTTTGCCGAGTGCAGAACCGAGTGCAGACGCGCGAAAATATATATCAGCATCGACCGGAACGTCCAGTGTCGGTGTACCGATCGAACGCTCGACCCAGTCGCTGATCTCGTCCGTGTTGTATGACCGTTTCATGGCGCTACCTCCCCGAGCAATTCCAGAAACCGTTTTGCTTGCCATCGGTGTTCCGCAGACCACGCCGCAGACCTCGCCGCAGACAAGTCCTCGTCCGTTGCTTCTCCGCGCATCCACGCGCGTTTCGTCTCCACAGCTTTCCACGAGCGGGGATCAGTCCCGATCCCCTTGCGCTTATTCTTTTCCAGCGCCCTTTCAGCGCAGTCACAGGCGAACGTATGCGCGATCAGGTCACGCCGCTTCTCCTGCTTTTTCGGTACGGCGCACAAGGCCCATAGCGCGTCATCGATCCCGTTCTCTCTCAGGATGCGATCGAGCGGGATGCGCCGGCTGTCGGGCCACCCCTTCCCCAACGCCTCTTTCAGGTGCGCGTACCTGTCCTCGCACGCCTCGTGTTTCCGCAGCAGTCTCAAACTCGTGGTTAGCATTTCACGCCTCCGGGTCCATCGAGGAAAGTGCCACGGGGATGGTCCGTGGCCGGGTCAGCAGGCACCAAGAGGGACATAGACGGCCAGCCATCCGCGCCGCGTGAACGGGCAGCACACGCGACCTGACCGACTGCTATCGACCGGACAAGGAGATACCCGATCGTGATAGCCTGTTCATCCATCATAAAATTCTTCCCACTCCAGACCGAACATCGCGGCCAGGGCCATGACGATCTGAGTGCCGGCCGGACCCCGTGTCCGTTCCCACTCACTGACATGGCGTCCGGTTATGGCGTCGGTTTCAAGGCGGCGACAGAGTTCACGCGCAACCGCCTCCTGGGTCATACCCGCCGCGACTCGGGCGTCTTTCAAAGTTCGCGGATTCCATTTGTTCATTTCAACCTCTCGTTCACTGCCGGCCACCGTTTCAGGTCCACGCGTCGGACCTCGTATTCGTTCGGCAACCAACCACCGAAAAACTTCACGCCCTTGTACCGTGACCATGCCCGGTACCTGACACCATTACGCGCGCGTTCCATGACCTTGATCAACCTCCAGCCCCGGCACCGTTTCGCGGGCGGTACGCGACAGAACGTGCCGATCGGGATTCTGGATATGGGGGTGGTCGATTCAGAAAGCATCGCGCAACTCCTCGATTGCGAAGATGCCTTCCTCGATTGCTGCTACAGCCTCTTCCATGTCGTTCCCTCGTTCCGACTGTTGCAAGGATTCGGGAAGATTGTCTATCGCCTCTTGTTCTTCTTCAAGAAGATTCTCCAATTCAAGCAACGCGGTTTTTGTAAGTTGCGCTATCCGTTTTCGTCTTGCGTTGTTCATCTCACTCTCCCTGAAAAAGAATTGTCAAAGGTCCCACCCGGACCCTGTAGATACAGTATTTCCGATTCATTCACCCTTGTCAAGTTTTTTTCTCAATTTATTTTCAGTCAATACAAGGCGACGTGATGTCACGTGTTGCTGGATTGATATCAATGCGAATTTAACTGTCTATAATTCTGGCACTTATTTTGATATCAATGCGAATTTAACTGTCTATAATTCTGACACTTATTTTGATATCAATGCGAATTTAACTGTCTATAATTCTGACACTTATTTTGACGTGGCGTCACGTGTTGCTGGGAGGTCGTTATGAAAAAATACGGTCGCGGTCTTTCGGCTGGTAGGGGTCGCGGTACCTGCCCTTGCGTCGGTCTTCGATGCGTAACCGACCCGATCGGATGTTCTGCACCTGTTTCGCGGCGATACGTTCACCGATGGCAAGTCCGGCGTCGAGCAGTTTCAGGACCATGTCCACGATGCCGGTCATTGATCGTCACCTGATACGAGCCCGGTTATCTGGTCGGTCTTGATACGGAACAGTAACGACTCCGAACAGTACCCGGTTACGATCGCGCCCTTCTCGGTCGCCGGGTCATCTTCGATCACGATACGGGTTTCGGGGCAGTATTGGTCAAGCATCGCGCACCCGGGCAGCACCATGAGCAGGACCGCGCACACCGTCAGTTTCATTCGTCGCACGGCAACACCTCCAGTATCGGGGCCGGTCCATCGTCCTGGACCACGATCGCGTCCGTGGCCGGTTCAACGACCGGAGCCGGTTCGACAACGGGATCGAGTGCGGGGTCGAGACTGATCATGGCCTGACCGACGAGAAACGCGATGATCAAGACCAGCGTCAGGACCGTCCCATACTTCTCGTTCCGGGTCTTGATCGTGAACGGCCACACGAGCCGGATCACGGTCACGATGAGTTTACCGATGCCTTTCACGTTCATACGTACCTCTCTGTTAACGATTTTCCAACAACCGGTCGATCTTCGTTTCGATCCGGTCAGCCCTTTTACCATGTTCGGTCAGGGTCGCGCGAACGGCGCCGAGTGTCGCGGCTGTACTCTGCTCGATGGCGATTTGACGGACGAACGCGGACTCCAGCGCGGTAATGCGCGCGTCGTTGGATTCGATGTACTTCGACGCCTGCCCGAACGCGACCGCGCCCGCTACGACCATGCCTGCTACTACGACTAGATATCCCATGATCTTCCAGAATGTCCTGTTTCCGTTTACAAGAGCCATCGTCCTACCTCGTTAGTCGCCATTGTACCGCAAACCGTTCAATTTTTACCCGCTCCAGTTCCGTTGCCGATCGTGCAGGCCCACGTCTACGTGCACGAACCTGGTCCCGTACCAGCCAAAGCCCACGAAATGGCCGTGTTTACGTTCGATATCGACCATGCGGCGGGCCACGTTGCGGAGTTTACGCCGGTTCAACGGCCCCTTTGCGTACAGGTCGAGCGCCCCGAACTGGACATGGTTCGCGGACGAAGACCGGACCAATTCGTTGTACGCCTCGCACCTGTATCCGCACAGGCAATAGACCGGGAAACCGCACGCGGCCCTGATACGATCGGCCAGTTTCAGGGTCGGGACCATATTCGACCATGACTCATGGGGCGGGATCGGATGCCGTTCACCAGTCCACGCCGGGTTTTTGTGAAAGATCAGGGATCGATGCCTGAAAAAGTGACCAGCGTTCATATGTCGCAGGTACGATTCCAGGCCTATCCACGACAGCGGGTAGTTTTTGGGGTCTGGTTTCGCGTCCATCATGTGTACCACCCGTGGATCTGTACACTGCTTGCGGTCCCGGCGCCGGCGGCGGTTCCTCGCACTTCAACGTCTGCCAGGGCCGGTATTTTCAATGGGATGCCGCCGAACTCAGACTGACCCGAGTCCAGCAGCGTGGGAAAGCCGGAACGCTCTAGATATACGTCCACCAGTTCCCCGTCATGCGTGCTCGTGGAAACAAGGGAAAAGTCGAACGCGACGATAGCGCCGGGCCACGCTGCCCATTCAGAGATATACAGCGTCTTGCTTGCGGGTACGGTCCAGCGCGCTTGCCTGATCGTGTTTTTGCCTGCCAGCATCGTTGCATACGTGACCGCACCGCCCACGGCTTCGAGCGTAATGTCGCCAGCCGCGTCGAGTTCGGTCCCGGCCGTCAGCGTGTGCATATCCTGAACCCGCCAGATGTCCGTCGCTGTGGTCAGGGCAGGTGTCAGCCCGTCCATTGTCAGGGTTTCGTCCTGCTCGGCTCCGTCCGCGTCCAGGTAGTGCAGTTCGACCGTCCGCACACCAACGCCCGCAGCATCGTCTTTGGCATCCGTGGACACGATCTGCATTCGGATACCACCCGCCGCCGGGTTTACGTACAATGCCGTCGGTCCTTCCCAGATCGTCTCGGTAACGCCGCCTCCAATGCTGGCGTTGCGACCGAAAATGTGTATCTGCGTGCCAGTGCACAACCCCGCGACTACATCATGCAGATGCGGTTTTGCACTGACTATGATCCGGCCACGGTCCGAGACTCGCTGCACGCCAAAAGGGTCACCGTTCGTATCCAGTAATTCCATCTGTCCCATGACTTCACCTCGCTGTTTTTATAGCATATTCCAGCGCATCCATCATGTTCGGGTGGATGCGTTTTGACACCGCGTATTCCACATGCCGTTCGAACGGCCACGTTGCCGGTATCCGCGCCTGCCTCTTGAACAGGTAGGCGAGCGCGGGCGGTTTTTTCTTGTACGACTTCCACACCCCGACAGTCCCGCGTTTCGATTTGCCGATAAAGAAGTTCTTTTTCTTCAACAGTTTGGCGGGTCGTTTCGCGGGAGTGATTTTCTGTCGTTTCGTGCGCCTAATGACTTTTGTAGGGATGGCCAGCACGCCGGTTTCAGGCTTTTTCACGCCGCCGGTACTGTGTCGCGCCATGAATTCGTCGATGGACCCGACCTCCGCCCAGATGCGGGGATAGTCTTGTTTCCGTGCAGGTGTCACGCGGATGGTCCCGCCGGTGCGCATGGACCCGAGCATGAACCGTTTGTCTCGGATGGTGTATTCGGTTCGCATTTTCTGGCGCAGGTATTTCCGCGCGGACTGGGCGGTCTTGGTCATGGCCATGGCTGTTGCGAACGGTATCTGTTTTGCGAAACCGCGTAGGCCGCGCTCAAGGTCGGACGTGTCCAGGGTTACGGAAATGTCGAGCATCGCGGCTCCTACACGTCGTTAATCACCACGTAATCAAATCCGATATCGGGCAATCCGCCACCTGCAGCCGTGCTGTTGATAACCTTGATTGTGACCAGTCCCGCGGCTGCATCCTGTACGGGCGCGGTCAACTCCCATCCGCCCGGCGCCATACCCGCGTTATCGTCAAGATGTACCATGACCGTTGTATCAGCATCGATAATCGTGTTGTTGGTCAGTACGATACTAAGCATGTCGCCAGCTAAGAGATTTCCGAGGTTGCCGTTGAGATCGAGAAAGAAGCTGCCGTGGGTCGCGTTCTGGGTCAGGGTAACGCTATAGACATTTCCGGCATACGCGACGTGAACGGGTCCGACACTCGGTGCGGCGTCTTTCTCGATGTGGACCATCGGCGGATGTTCGGGCGCGGCCCAATTGGTGGACTTCAACATGATTTTCAGATTCTTGTTTGATAGTCCATCGGGCGTGACTGTTGCCCCATAGCCTAACGCCAGGGTGTATGGATCGATCAACTCCACGTCTTTGGAGCAGACGATCATTGAATGGCCAGCCAAAACATCCAACGCCGTGTAGACGCCGACGCCGCCCACGCTATGCGAGGCCGCAATAACACCGTGCGTTCCGTCTGATTGGCAGGCTGTTGACGAAAGGATGGCTGCATTACCGATAGTCGCGCTGGAAGTGTGCGATGCGATTACAGCCGATCCGGCACCCGACGCTACTCCCGTATCCGAGGCCAATACGATTGACTGTGTATTCGACGCTGTTGACGCATCGCAGGCTATCACGGCCGAGTCGACCGCAGATGCCGTGCACGCATCCCACGAAGCTATTACGGCGGACGCCTGCCCCGATGCTATTGCGCCGTTGGTAGCTAGACACGCGCTCGTCGTACCACTTGATCGGCACGCCGCACTCGCAACACACACCGCCGCAGGACCATCCGCGCGACTAGTCGTGCTAGCTATCAGGGCGTTTTGCAGAAGTGTATCCAGCGCCGTCGTATCCGCTGCGTGACTGATCATGGCCCCGCAATACGACTCGACAGCGGATGATAGTTGCGTATCAACCGTACCGTCGAGCGCGTTCCCGTACTCGGCCACCCACGGGGATGTATCAATGAGGTTGCACAGTTCCTCTTGTATCATGTTCGTCCAGTCCGGGTTTGGGTACGTCCCGGTCGCCCCGCTTTTCGTGAAGTACGCCGGGGCAGCGTCCGCATCGTATCCGGGGTGAACCGCCGCCGTTGACGCGCCGTTGTCGTCTATCCTTTGCATGGTCGCCTCCTAGTCACGGTACACCGCTATCGTGTGCGCCGGTTTTATCCTGTCGAAAAGACATTCGAGTTGCAAAGCCTTGTCCGTTTTCGTCCACAGCGGATCCCCGGTCGGGGTCGCGGGCGGGATCATGCCCACGCTGTAACGTGGTGACATGGTCGCGGTCGTGACCCTGAAAAACGTGAATTCAGCAGGGCAATGGACGATCCAGTGGTGGTGCCACGCCGAAACCAGATAACATTCGGCCGTCACTCCAGCGGGTACGGCTGCGCCCACAGTCACGTGCACGCCGTTATCACGGTTGAAAGCAGTCCCTACAGCGTCGGCTGTAATATCGATGCGTTCCCATTCGTCGGCCGTCCATGTCGTTGCAACGTCGGTCGTGTAGTCGTTGCCGTCCGTGTGCTGTATCGCGTGACCGGCCGGCAATACAGATCCGTTCGTGGCGTAGACGTGGACCCACCCACGGGCCACGTGCGTTGCATCACCACCCCATACGGCGTCAACCAGTCCAGGTTCGTCGATGGTAATGGTACAGCCGTGCGCCGCTGCGACTTCCGTATAGTAGGCTATCGTCTGCCCACCGTTCGCGCGGACCTTGCCCCATAGCGCGTCCTGTCGGTCAGAGTCGGTCGTAGGCGCAGGTGAGCAGGGGTCGGGCAGTCCATAGTTCCGTTCCCATGCGTCGAGCATGTCCGTAGTAGTACGCGGGTCCATTTCGTCCAGGACTTCAAGTGCTTTATTGTGCAACGCCGTGAACGAGTCCGCGCACGCCATGAGGAATCGACCCAGCCGCGTGTTCGGTTTACTATACCCGTCCGCGTACGTATCTGCGGACAGGCCAGCGGCGCCACCCCAGAACTTGCCGTGTGGCAGGATACCGACGAGTTGTTTACGGTACTGCTCCGGGGTTTTCGTCGCGTATTGGTCTACGGCCACGTTATCCCTCCAGCAACAATGGTAGCTAGTTCCGTCGATGTTTGCGTGATGTCCGCCAATGCAGCGCCGCCGTCTACAACGTCAAGCGTGAAGTATTCAACACCTTCCGCGTCCCCGATCGCATCGCGCAACCACGAATTTTTGATGGTCGTACCGAGCTCGGTCTGCTTTTCTTCGAGCATGGCCTGCAGTTCGGACAAGATGTTGGCCTGCACGTCGGCTGTCAGGTAGTTGTCGGCCTCGGTCAACGTGATGGTCAACGTAATGGCGTTTTCAGTCGGCGCGGCCACGGATACGTCTGCGGTCACGGGCCTGCGGTCTTCATCGAGGTTGCCGATGTAGTCGTCAACGTCCGTGACCTGTGCCGCTGTCGGTACATGGTCATCCCCGGCGACAGTGAAATAAATGTCCACGTGGCCGGTTTCGGCGGTCGGACAGTCAACGACGAAAACCCTGTCAGCGATACCGGGCAGCGCCTCCAGCACCCACGCTCTGTAGTCGGCCACCGCCCCGCCCTGTGGGGTTTCACGGATGTTCTGCAACAGCCTTGTCAACAGACTTGCGTCGGTTTCGACATCGGTGCCGCTATGGATACCGTCGAGGGACACGTAGCAGTTCGCCTCCACACCTGCAGGCACGGCCGCGTCTACGGTCAAGGGTTCGCCCGGGTCACGGTCCCACGCAACGCCCGGCCCGGTCGCGGTAATGGTCAGGCAACGATACCCGGTTGCGACCCACGTGGTAGTGTCGTCTGTCGTGTAGTCGTTTCCATCCCCGTGCGATATCCCATGCGCGTTCGGCAATACGGACCCGCCAATGGCGTACACTTCTATCTGTCCAGACGCCGCACCTGCCCCGCCTCCGGTGATACCGCCTGTCTCTGCAACCGCCTCCGCTGTAACCCCTGCGGGCGGACTTGAAACGGTCAGGTCCGCACCCGCGTCGATATTCGAGTCCGTACCCGTGGCCGATGCCGTTACCGCGATGAACCTGTATTCGGTCGCGGTCCACGTCGTTGCAACGTCCGTGGTGTATTCGTGGCCGTTCACGTCGACCAGAACAGAACTGATAGGCAACACGGACCCGTTGACAGCGTAGACCCGCGCAAAGCCCGTGGCCGCAGTCGCAGCGCCGCGTGTAACTCCGTGGATGGCCCCGTGTCTGGACAGGACCTCGGCCGTTGCTGTATCCGGGAGTATCTGGTTGACTAGTGATGGGTTTTTTTCACCGCCGAGGAACAGGTAGATGGCATACAGAGCGGCCGCGTGGACAGGGGCGAAAATCATTGACGCAATGAAACGTGAATACGACTCTTGGCCATCCATCCGCGACGTGATGTCAGACCGGACTGCGGCCATTATCTCTTTCAGGGATGGGATAGTGGTCCCTGTTTTGCTGTTGAATATGGACATCTACACTCCCTCCCATATGTCGTCAAACCGCATGTCCGTGGTCGTACCGTCGTTGTAGGTAAAGGTCACGTGCGCGGCCACCATCGTCGCGTTATATCGCCACACCGACACGTCTACGCCCGATATCATACCGATGTCCAGCAGCGGATTGAAGCAGTCGCGCAGTCGTTCCTCGTCCAGCCGCATGGACTGTTCGGATATCGTGTCACGTTCGCCGAGCCACAGTTTAGACCCGACCTCGATACCGTCGTCGCGTACTACGTCGCCCCAGAAACCGCCGCGATACGGGAAGCGGCCACGGTCATCGGGTAGAATATCATCGTCGTCGGCCCGCTTGTCGGTCAACATGCAAAGCAGCGCCGCGTGGCCGATGAGTTCCTCGTCCGTAAACGGTTCGTTACCGGGCAGTATTTCAAAACTAGACATGGGACTGCCCTCCGTCCAGACCGTAGAACGTGGTGAAGGTCACGGTCTGTTTCTGATATAGTTCGTTGTAGAATTCGTACCATCCACGGTCATATCCCTGGCCCTGTGGCCGGACAATGCCGCGCCCGTCTTCGGTTATTCCTACGTTCGTGCCAGTGTCGATGCAAGGGCTGTTCTGGTTCAGGCTGTGGTCTGTTGCCGACGCAAACGATGGATTTGCCGTGTCGTTGTCTGGCCCGGCTGCACACCCGCCGACAAACGCGCAGTTGGTCTGGTTGTAGTCAATGGTCGCGGACGCAGGCATGTTGCAGGCATTCGTGAAACCCCACAAGATGTTGTCTTTTACGACCGGGTTTTCAGGCGGACCGCCCACCCACGAGCCCTTGACCGCGTCCCCGTTGCCGGGACCATCGTTGACGATGGTATTGAACGCGACCATCGCGTCATCATTGGCGTTGTCTAGCGCCATGCCGATCATCGGGTTGCCGGCGCCGGGGTCGCCATACGCCCGGCAGTTGGTTATCATCGGCACCAGGTCGGTGTTCAACCACAGGAACACATTGCCGGGCAGAGCCGATGATACGAGCGCGCCGCCCTCGTGGTCAACGCGATTCAACACGAACCCTGACCCGTTTGACAGGTAGAAGTTGAGTACGTCGCGGCTCACGATCTGGTTGACCATGACCTGCGTCGGACTCGTGAACGCCTCTATGCCGTACAGTAAATTCGTGAATGTCAGCCGTCGCAAATTGATCTCGGTTGCAACCGCGCCCGAAACGTAGAACGCGGTACCAATCTGGGCCACGGTGTTCTCGAAATCGCAGTCTTGAACGATGCACCTGTCCGCGCCCGGACCAGCCGTTATCACACGCTGAACACCGGCATTGTCGGTCGGGATGAACGATGTACGCTCGATGGTCGTGTCCGCGTTGTTGCCCACGTCAATAAGCGTGCCAATATTCTTGGTAATGATCGGATAATTGGGCATCGTATCGAGGCTGGTCACAGTCACGCCCGCCGCCGGGATCGCCATGCCACCTTCGTTGTAAGTGAACCCGCCTGTTTCCATGACCGTATCACCCGCGCCCGCCGCAGGGATGCCGGTAGTGTACGTGTCGTATATCGGCCCGGCGGGGTTGCCGGTCACCTGATTGACTTCGATTACGGCCATTAATTACCCCTACACAAACGTCCACGGTGCGGTCGGCGTCACGCTCGTCACGATACCGCCTTTGATCACGATCACCATTGCACCCGGCCCCGGCGGTAGTTGCGTCATCGTGATAGTTCCGGTCACCCCCGTAAACGCGCCCTGTTTGTAATCGCCGGATGCGGTTACGTCCCCGTCCACGTCAAGGTCCGCGTCCAGTTCCGCGCCGCCGGCCACGAGTTTGAACGTGTGCTGTGGCGAGTGCGCATCGTACAGGCACGAGTCGCCATCGTTCAACCCGGTCGGTCTGTGGTCGCGGCTGTCCATTTTCAGGACCACGCGATGAGACTGGTCACCGCCTATAGCTGCCAGTATCGCCTCCGACCCTTCTGGCGGTACAGACGTAAAACCGAAGTCCTGATACCGCTCGAGCGGGCCGTCCACTTCCCCATGCAGGACCGTAACCTGCACCTCTTGCATCATAGTGGAGTCGTCTACGGTCTTGGCCACGGCCTTGACCAACATCCCGCTGATAGCGCGTTTCATGGACCGTATCATGGGTTTCAACTCGATCATTCCAGACCCCCGATATCGGCCATCATGTCAGCCGTGACCGGACCCAGTTCGTATGCTTTCGGTAGTGACAGGTACAGCGTGCAACCAGTCCCGTCCTCGCCGTACGAATAGTCCACGGACACGATAAGCAGTTCGCGTTCGTTCACACCTACACTCGTCACCTTGACCCTGACTAACGTATTCGGTATCCACAGGTCGCCGTTCGACTGCCGCCACCCGTCCGTGGTCACGTCCATGACGAAGGACCGGCCCGCACGGTTCGACGCCTCCCATTTCGCGCGCTGTTCGCACGACCCGTCGTTGACCTGCGTTTCGGCCGTGAGTAGCAGTTTACGCGTCCTCGATATACCCTCGTCCGTGGCCGTGTACCACGGTTCGGTTACGACCTTGCCGTTGTCGTCGTCGCTGCCCTTGCGCTGGCTTACGACCGTGTATTCGGAGTATCTCATGGACAGGTCCGGCGTTGCGTGAGCAGTTTCGACGTTGACGCCTTCCTCGATCGCGGACGTTGCGCGTGTCGTGCCGGGTCTGGCCAGTACCAGGTTCCCGTCCCCGTCATCGAATACGAGCAGGCCACGGACGCGGGCGAGCCTTTCAACGAGGTCGAATACGGTTTCGCCGGTCTGGATGGCTACACGTTCAAACGCATCGCCAGGCTCGTCGCAGGTCACGGTCACGCCATACGGGTCAGCCAACGCCTGCGATATCTGTTTGATGTTCTGATCGAGGAATTGCCCGGTTTCGTACATGGCCGAACAGTCAACGAGGTCCTGCGTTATCGACCGGCCAGACACGCCCACGGTATGGCTATCAGGTCCGATGTCGGCCGGGGTCGAGTCCACGTACCCGGTCACGATACGGTCATCGTCCAGATATACTTCGCACTCGTCGCCGGGCCCGAATGGCAAAAGTTCGTTGTAATCTTCTTTGTGCGCGGTCGCGGAGAATGAGAACGACCTGCACGCGGTTTCGATGCCGGTGTTCACGTTGACACGAGTCCAACCCGTGTAGTCGTTCGCGCCTATCCTGATCTTCGGTACACTCATTCTGCCAAAACCTTGACCGGCTCCAGGGAATAAATGAACCCCGGATGCGCGATCGCATTTCGTTCCACTATCTCGTCCTCGCGTTCGGCGTCACCGTACAGGTCGTTTGCCAGCGTGATGGCCGGCATGGTCTGTGATAGATCGTGGTTCACAAGGTCTGGCAGGTCCGTGGCCATGACCCTGATCGCGTCTACGAATTTGATACGCAAGTCGCGGCATGTGTCGATAACGTCCGGGTGGTCGGCGTTTTCTTCGGCCGTGGTGATGGCGTCGGCGTATTCTTTCGACGCGACCATGGCCTCTTGATAACTCGGATACGTGGCTGAAACCGCCGCCGTGGTTGCTTTTGCCAACGCGGTCACATACACAAGCTGGTCCTGCGCGCTGTCATTTGTTTTCGCCGTCTGTTGGTTGTCGGTCCATACCCACGTTTTGGCCTCAATGTCGATATCGTTCAGCCATATCGCGCTCAGTTCGTTGGAAAGAATCAGGCCAGGGGATGCGATATTGTCGAGCGCGGTCTGGTACGCGGTTCCGAGGTCCTCACCGTCGTCTGCAAGGTCGCGCACGTTACCGTCAAGGTCGGTCATGCCAGCCTGAATTGCCGCTGCCTCGTCATCGGGATACGCCAGCGCGACGGTCGCGGATATCGTATCTGCCATCGTAACCGCCTTGTCCACTGCGCCGCGTTTAATTGATGGTGGACCCGCGACTGTGTACGCCGCCTTCATTGCCACCAGTGCCGCCGCCATCGCCGCTTCACCGGCCAAGCCTACGTCAACGGACGGTATCTCGACCGCGACCGGAAATATTCGAACGCCAGCGGGCAGGAACGTAAAATTGATGGTCGCCTTTCCAAACTGTTCAACGTAGTCATATCTGGTCAATACCACGGTCATCATGCCGCGCGTCGGGTGCATGAGGATACCCGGTCCCGGCTTTTCGCAGGCGTCGAGAAGGGACTTTACCAGCACCTTGAACGGTGGCCCCATATGCGATTCGACCACGAACCCGGTCATGGGTATTTCGCGGGTCGCCTTTCCAATGTCCTCAGTCCAGTTGTCCTCGCGTCCGGGATATTCATGGTTCTGTATCCGCCGGCCACCGCTTTGACGGTATCCGCCCTCGACCTTGAACGGTATCCCGCGCCACGACGCAGGCAGGAGACTGTCAGACCAACGTGACATCTACAAAGCCTCCATGCGTCTGCCCACGTCTGCGGATACGCCCTCACCGCTAATACGGGTTTCGGTCACGGTGCCGGGCGGGGCGTTTCGGAAGTTCACGTCCACGGACACTTGACCGCCCTGTCCACGGTTGCCGCGTATCAGGTTTGCGATGTTCTGCGCTGATGCGGCCATTTCGACCCGGCGCTGCGTCATGGTTTCACCGAACCGTTCACGACCGACACCGCGAAGCTGGGTCAATGCCTGCTCACGTGTACCACCGGTCAACTGCATCCACGTGGCGAGGTCCTGTTCGACTTGCTGTCCACGGCGTTGACCTTGTGTCTGTTGCGCACCTGCGAACGATACAGCCTCTTTGCCACCTCGATACACGGCTGCGACTCCAGCAGCGCCCATGAAACCAGCCGCGAGTTTGAACATTCCCGCCATCGCGGACGCACCCGCCGCTGCGAGCATCAACCGCTCTATGTCGATGGCCTTTACGCTACCGTCGAACCGGGCGATAGCTGATCCAGCACGAACAGCGCCGGCTGCGATCTTGCCCATGGCCGCGCCTATCTCAATGACCGCTTCGCCGGTCTTGCGGATGGTTATCTCATTATCTATCCACCACTGCCGGGCCTTTTTCAACCACTCGACGATAGCCATGATGGTTTTTTCGATCTTGGTTGCGATGACCTTTTTGTTGACTACGACCCATTCGGTCAGTTTTTCGATATACGGTCGCAGAGTCGGCAACAGTTCCGAACCGATGGCGATCTGGACACCTTTCAGCGCGGCCTGCAGGTCCGCTTGTGCGTCCATCCACTTTTCTGCGGCCCTTGCCTGTTCTTCACTGACAAGACCATAACGGCGCGCTTCCCTACGCAGTTCCTTGATGCCGTTCTTACCGAGTTCCGTCAACCTGGCCATTTTCAAGCCTGACCGGCCAAACGCGGCATTGGCAAACGCGGCGCGCTGCGTTTCGTCTTCCATTCCGGCCATTTCATCGATGACAAGTGCGAGCCCGCCTTCGAGCGTGTCTGTATTCTTGATCGCGTCGAGCATGGCCGGGTTGTACTTGTTCAAAAACGTAACAAGCGTGCCGGTCCCAACTTTGGCCTCACCTAAATTCTTTCCGACCTTTTCAAGAGCTTTGTCCATTGTCTCGGTGCCGATACCCGCCCTTTCCGCTGCGAAACGATACTCTTGCAAGGTTTCGACGCCTATCCCGATCTGTCTACTGAATTTGGCTATTTCGTCTGCAGACTTGCCATACGACTGTACAATCTTGGCAAGACCGACAGCCGCCGCCGTCGCCGCGACGACTCCGAATTTGGCCACGCTCTTTGCCGCACCCCTGAATGCGCGGGACAGTTTCGCGGTCGCAACTTTGACCTTACGTACGGTCCGGTTCAACCGCTTCGACATGTCGTCTTTGAAACCGAGCCGGGTTTTTATCTTGTAGTCTTTAGCCACGTCCCTGCTCCAGCGGACGGCCGTAGAACATGAGGTCGTCCAGCGTTAGACTTTCAAGCGCGTCAGGTGGCCAGTGATACGTCAAGGCGAAGACGGTCAAGTACTCTCGCCAGTTTCCTGGCCACCCCCCAATAAAGGGGCGATCTGCTCCGTCATGCGGGTCATTTCGTCAATGGACAGGCTGTTGACCTGTTCCTCGGTCAGACCCGCGATACGTTCGGCGCATATCAGACCCAATTCCAACGGGTCGATGTCGATCTCGTCCGTACCTGCGATCCTGTGGTCAGGATGGCGGGACAGGTACGCGCGAAGGTCACCGGTGTTGGTCTTGCGGCCGAATATCAACTCGGTCGTTTCAGACCCGTTACCGTTCATCTGCATCGGTTCATCCAGTTTCACAACGATAGGCGGGTCAACTGCACCGCGTACGCGCATGTTCGGTTTGTTGCTCATGCTCACCTCACGGAGTTATCTCAGACCCTTCCAGACCTTCGAGCCGGAACGGTGCCACACCCTCTTTGTGGTCGATGACCAACGACGCAGACAGCCACGCGTCCTCGATCGCGTAACCGTAGCCGCGCGCGTCCGTAACCTGGGCCTTACCCGACAATGCCTCGAAATCATCCACGGACGTATCCTCGTCCATGATGATGTTGCCCTCGATGTACGGCGCCTCACGGGTTTCAGTGTACCCGGCCACGGTGTTGTCATCGGCCATGACTGCCTCACGGGTTATCCCTTTGATATTGCTGGATATCCCGCTGGTTTTGAACGATGATCCGTCCCATTCAAAATTCGAGTAACCTGCTATTCTGCCCACGTGTCACCTCCTAGGCGGCGTATTGGAGCCGGAAAGAATGTTTGATGGCCACGACCCGCTTCTGGTTCATCAGGTCGGGCGGGAATATCATGTCAATACGGTTCGGGTCATCGCCGCTGCGTTGGACGACGAGCTCGGCCATAAACGCGGCCTTGTTCTCGACCAGACCGCGCCTGATCCAGCCGTCGTACAGGGTCGCGCACAGACCGCGAATGTCCATCGGTCTGACAATGGCCTGTCCAGCGGATACCGGCGTACCGTCGTCAGCAAGTTTGTGCCGGCCGTAATTCGACTCGATGGCCGCTGCCAGTTCCCGATTCAGGATGGTCAACGTGGCCGGGGTCTGTACGTCCAGCCATGCGTCATCCGGCGCGCCGTTCGCATCGGTCAAGTAATTAGTCCGTATCCGCTCCATATAAAGCCTGCCGCCGGATACGTACGTGGTTGCGATGCCGTCCATGAGCAGGACCTGACGTTCTGCCATGGTAAAGATGTCGTTGTCGCGCGGCGGTACAATACCGTGCAGACGCAGCCGTTGCAGGGGTCGCGCCGGGTCCATGTCCAGATATCGCGCACACGCCCCGGTCACTGCCCCGGCCATTTCCCACGGCGGGGATGGCACATGGTCGAGTCCGGTTATCGAGTGGTGAGGGTCGTTGCGCGAGGTCCCGAACGTAGACAACACCGACCGCGAACCGACGATGGAGCTGAACATATGGCCGTAGATGGCCCTGGAATATCCCCACCTGCCGTTGTCGCCCATTTCCGCTTCAAACAGGTCTAGCGGGGTAGCCGGTGTGGACATGGCCGCGAACGGATGGCCGATGTAGTCGTATTCCACGTCGCCCATGGCCGTGATGGTGGCCGGGACCGTGGGGTCGCCCGTACCCGCTGCCAGCGCGCCCATTTCGTCCGTGATGACCACGGACACGCCAGCGGGGAAGGCTTCGCCGTCTTCTGCGTTCAGGGACAGAAAAATATTGTCCGTGTGCGATGCGTAACCGCCGAGCGTTCCCTTGTTGCGCGCGGTCAGGGTCACGACTCCAGCCGCGTTGCTGGCCGTGACGGGATATGGTGACTTTGCTGTAACCGCAGCCGCCTCGTTCACGCCCAGCGCGTCTTCAATGGCGTCCCCGATGTCGGTCGCAGTGTCGGTGTCAGACACCGCTATCCCAATGACAGACCCGTCCTGCGTGCCGCTACTCCCGAGGTCGTCGAGTAGTTGACCGCCGACACGGAAATACAGAGTCCCATCCGCAGTTGCAGGTCCGGTTATGGTCAGTTTACCGGTTGCAGCAGTTGACCCGCCCGCGTCTGCGATGCCGATGCAGTACAGTTTACCGGTCGAGTTGTTGGCACGGAACGCGACTACAGATCGGTGCAGGTGCGATCCGAATTCGAAAGCGTCTGCCGCCTCTGATGCCGGGCCGATATCGACTACAGTTTCAGCCGTAGCCGAACCCGTCGATATCATCTGCGCGATCAGCAACGACGGCTTGGCCGTGGACAGACCGCTGCCGGCCTGACTCGCGTCCATTTCGATGTAAGTACCGGGTACGCGCAAGTTTGCTGGGATATGGTCGAATGATACACCCATGGCCTATTCCTCCGTCTTTTTGGGTTTCGCCTTTTTCGGTTTCGGTCCGAGTTCACCGGTTTCGTCGTTGACTACTATCACGTCACCGCTGTTGATGGCCTTCTGCCATTCCGCAGTCCAGACTTTCCATTGTCCGCCGGGTTTCAACGCGCGAAAGGTCCGACAGTCGCGTACGAGCAGACCTTTGACCGGTTTCAGAAGCAGTCGCCGTTTCGGTCGTCGTGGCATGTCAACCTCCTACCGGCTTGTGGCACAAGGGACAGCGTTTGCGTTCGTTGCCGTTTTTGGTGAAACGGTCGATCTGCTTGCCGCATTTCGGGCAGTCCATGTACGCGTCAGCGTCCTGACTGCCGGGGTCGCCGGCTGAATCGGGTATGACCTCGCCTTCAACTTCGAGACAGCCGCACTTCTGCCAGTCGCGCCAGTACGGACCGTCTTCAACCTCGCAACCATCCGCCGGTATCGCGTCACCAGTTTCAGGGTCGCGCAATTCCCATCCCTTTCTCGGTTTGATGAAAATAGTCATGGGTTCAATCCCTCCACGTGAATTTCAACCTCGACCTCGCCGTCAGGGCCGTCGCCGGGGTCGATCATGTCCACGTCAATCCAAGCCCTGTTGAAGTCGTCCAGACCCGTCACTTTGTAGTCAACGTCGTACGTCAGTGGCATGGTCAGGACCGCACCGCCGCGTCTGGTTTCGCCCTCGACTGTAACCTCGTGCGTTTCGGTCATGTCACCGATGCTGTATTCGGTCAGGAAGTCCACATCCGTGAACAGGGTCGCGCGGATGGCTTCGACCAACGAGTCAACCGCCGCTGCCAATGCCGCGTCCGCAACCGCTCCAGTGCCAGCCCCGACCTTCTGTTCGACCATGACTTGATACAGGACGTTGACCGTACGCCGAAAATGGAGCGGACCATCGGACATGGACTCGTCCGCGACCGGCTCCGTGACCACGGACACGAGCGGCAATTCAGACGGGTCGAATTTCGTGACGCGCGTATCGTACACGTTCACACCCGACAACAGCGTACCGGCTTTTAGTCGGGTCACGATGTCGGTTCTGACCGTTGTCACGCTCATACACCAGTCTCCGAAAGTCGCAGTTTCATGCTGCCGTGACCGCCCGGTTGCATTTCCTCAACCGCGTATTCAACCGTTTCGATGGTCACGCGATCTTCCAGTTGCGGGTCCTGTGGCAGGTCCGCGAGTCGGATGTCGATAACAGGCGCGGTCGTGGACACTTCCACGTCACCCTCCACGTCAACAACATCGAACGCGCTATCAAACGAAATGCAGTCGAATGTCGCGGTCGGGGATCCGCCCTTGCAGACGTACTCGACCTCACAGCCGAAAGTTTCCTTACCGGCTTTAATCGGGCAATCTGCAAGGGCGGTCCAGTTGCTCACGCGCCACCTCTACAGGTCGGTCACGAACACGTTGAATTTCGCCTCAGCGGTCTCGTTGGCGGTGACAGTGACAGTGATCGCGCCGGTCCCGTCCATCGCTACGCTTGCAACGATCTGGTCATTGGTCTGCGTCGGGACGCATGACGTGATTGTCCACCCGACGATCGTTGCATCCGCGCCGCTGGAACCGGCTGCGGCACCGAGTGCAATCACAACCTCCACGACCTTAAGGTCGGCATACTGCACGGCCTCGTCGCGCACCTCGAAAAGTGCACCTTCCACGTCCGTCGCTGCATACTCGCCAGCCGAGTCTTCGATGCCGATCAGGGACGCGCCCTTCGCGTTTGCGTTGGATGCAAGGTCGGCGTCGGTTGCGAGCGCGGAAAGCAGCGTAGTGCTGTCCTTCACCGTTTTGTCAGCCGCGGCGGATGTGATTACATAGTCGGCTCCACCAGCGGCACCGGTTGCATTCTCGACCACGTCGGCGATCACGACGCCTGAGTCGGACTGCGCGCGGTCAGCAGCGGCAGTTCCGACCAGGTTGCCGGCCCCGCCTACCGCGGCCATCGTCGGAACGTCGCCAGCACTGATCAGGGAGTCTTGCTGCGTCTTGTCCGCGGCGCTGGACATGATCAGGTTGCCGGCCGTTCCTACGGCAGCCATCGTCGCCACGTCATCTTTGCTGATGCCGGAGTCGGCGGCGTTGTCGGTTGCGGACAGGCTCACGAGGTTATCTGTGACCCCGCCTGACACCTTATCCATCTTGTTCGAGATATCTTCGTTGCCAGCCGTGCCTCGGTTTTCCACGAACACATACGCAACCGTGGCCAGGTTCGCGGCGACTTTCGTGAAATACCCGACCTGTCGGTTACTGGCGTCGTCCACGTTCGTGAATTCGTCGCTGGTCGAGTTGAAGTACGCGGGCTCACCCTCGGCGATGGTCACGCCGCTGGTCTTGGTTACGTACCATATGCCGCTCATGGCACATGCGACCGAATCACCGGAGTCGCCGTCTTTCAACGGCAGGACCAGTTTTCCAGCCTGCAGTACCGGCGTCCCGGATGTGAATCCAGCGCCAGGTGCGATCAGAGTGACGATGTCGCCTTCGCCCTTGTAATTGGTAGCCATTGTTCTTTCCTCCGTTTGTCAAATGTTGACCTTCGGGGCGGACAACAGCGCCCGCCCCGTTTCGGATCACGCGCCTGCGTTGTAGGCCAGCCCGCGCCAGTCTTTCGCCTTCGCAGCGAAGAATTGCCGCCACTGAACCACAACCGCATCAATGCTTTCCTCGCGGTAGGACTTGGTTTCGGGACCGTCAGTACCGGCAAGGAAACCGTAGTCCACGGTATCGATCTCGTTCGGGCTGGCCGCGCCGTACCATTTGACCGCGCTCAGACCGTTCAGGATCGGGTCTGCGACTACCTGTAGCTGTTGCTGCGCCTTCGTCGCGACCGTTGCGGACGATGTCGGCTGATACCCGGCAGTCTCCATCAACTGGTCCACGCCGAATTTGAGCGCCCACGGAATGATTAGGAAACGCATCGGAACGCCGACGGTCGCCACGTCATCAACGCCGGTCTGCGTTGCGATCAGGGTGTCTAGTTGCGCGATACGGACCGCAGTCGGTACGCCAGCAGACCCGCCGATGTTGCTGTGGTCGGCATGAAACAAGACCGTTCCATCACCCATCGCCGGGTTTGCATTGAGCACGCCGCTGTACACGGTCACGCTTTGCTTGCGGGCGCACGCTGAACCGGCTTTGATTGCCAGTCCGACGAAAGCATCGATATCGTCATCGATTGCCATCTCGTCACTGTACGCGAAACGGTTGCCGGACTTGGAAAGCGCCCACTGCTCACGCCTTTCGCCGAGTGTGACGTACTGGTATTCACCCAGTTCGGCCACGTCCTCGGTATTCGGGAATTCTCCGACCGCAATTTCGTTCTTGGTCTGGAGGTTGCGAAGGTCACGTCGTCTGCACCACAGCGGGAAAGTACGCATGTATTCCGTATATGCCTTCATCATGGCTTTCTCGCCCACGTCTGCGAACACGAACGGGAAGTCGGATGTCGAATGCGGTCCGGCGCGCATGGCCAAATCAATTACCTTTGTAGGCGGCATGGTTCGGGTACCGCCGACGCCCTTCTTTGCCAGGTGCTCGCGGGCCATGTCCACGATAGACATGTAGACAAACGGGTTTGACCGTTCGTCAATCTCCATGTCAGGGAATGAACGCTTCATCAATGCGCCGGTCATGCCTTTGGCGCGCGTGTCGAATTCGTCCACTTCAACACTGACCTGGTTGTGCGTTTCGGTTTCGGCGTCGGCGCGGTCCGCGTGCAGGTCGATGAGTGCGCCGCGTACCTCGTCCAGCGTCTTGTTGCTGTTGCGGAGATCGAGATATTCATCGGAGTCGCGGTCGATCTCGAGCTTGCGCGCTGTCAGTTCGATACCATCGATCCGTTTGCGTGCCAGTGCCTCGCCCTCTTTCCGGGCCTTGTCAGTTTCGGCCTTTACGTCCACCTCCGGCTTGCGCTCATCGGCAGGCGTTTCGACCTTTTCGTCGGTCTTGCTTTCCTTTCCCATGTTTTCCTCCATGGTTTCGAGTGAATCGCTTGATCGAAACGAAGCCGCCGCATCCGCGCCAATCGGCACGGCGGACAGTTCGTATGGTTCCCAGTCCGTGACCCGTACATCGTCGGGTCCATCTTCGTTTTCAGTCACGTCCTGTTTGTGGATGACGTAACCGACTGAAATGTTGCGGATGATGCCGTCCTTGATGTCGGCAACGGTGTCAGCGTTGCGGTCGGCACTGGACAGCCTGACGGTCGCGTACGCCTTGCCGTCTTTGAGTTCGGTGCTGTCAGCGGTCACGTGGCCGATCACGCTTTCAAGCTTGCGGCTGTCATGCGCGGCAAGAAACGGGGCGTTGCCGGAATTAAGCCGATCGAGCCTGACAGCCTTTTTACTGATCTCCAACACTTCGTTATACGGGCCACGTACCCACGAATAGCGTTTGACTGGTGCCTCAGTCGTCCATAGGATATCGACCGTTCTCTTTTCTTCGTCGTACGTTTCAGGTGCGAACGTAGCCTCACGGCTGAAAAGTTCCATCCCGTCACGCTTGATGGTTTCAGGTTTCGTCGGTTTATCCGCCATCGATCACCTCGCCTTCTGGTATCAAATCCACTTCGCCGGTCGTGGCGTTCATCACGAACCGGATCAAGTCGCCGCCGCTATTCTCACCGTTCGACTGCACCTGACCAGCCATCGATACCTGCGCGGGTATCGAGTCGAATACGAGTCCGTACTTATCTGCAAGCTCTTTGAATTTTTTACCTTCCAGCAGAACGTCTTTGTAGTCGTCGCCCTTTTCGGCAATGATGTCAGGCATGGACCGCGTACCGGAACGGGCTTCGAGTTTGTCTGCGGTCGCCTCTTTGAACCGGTCTATCTCCGTGAATCGTGGATACGCCCATTTCAGCATGTATTCGGATGACAATACGAATAGTCCAGCGGCCTGCGCAGCATCCAGCCACCATTGCAGGACCGGACGATGAAATAGCGGCACGACAATACCCTTTTGCCACTGACTGATCATGCGCCTGTATCCGAGCAGACCGGCGCGACTGGACGAGTAATTGGAATTCGACCAGTCACCGGTCATGAGTTCGTATGGAAGTCTGCCACCCGCTGCGATGGCCCGTTGCTGGACCCTCATGTATTTGTCGTAATTGTCGGTATTCTTTGGCTGGAAAAATGTGATCTTCTTGCCGGCGCGCGTCCGGGTTATCAGCATGGGTTCAAGCTGTTCGACGATACGCCCGTCAACGTCCGTTATCGCGGGTGCGATACCGTCGTTTTTCGTGCCATCGTCTTTACTGGCCGGCAACATATCGTCGTCATCCTCGTCGCCTTCGATGTTGGCCATGACACAACTCGACCCTTCAAGCCGTTTCAATTCCGACCAGTTGTAGTTTTTGAGATCTTCCAGGAGCAGGGCCGTAGTCGAAAGCAGGGGTGCGCCGCGAACCTGCCCCGGACGCTCGGCCCTGAACAGGTGCGCTATCAGTTCTGCGGGTACTCGTCTGCTCACGGTCGTGTACGATGTCGAATACAGGCCGTCATCGCCGGGGTGTTCCGGCAATATCCAATACGCAGCCAAGCGGTCTATCGCGTCAAACTCCACGCCCTGAACTATCTTCCCGCCGTTGGGTAGCTTGCCGGACTTGGAACTGTCCAGCATGTCGGCTTCGAGTATCTGCAGGTCCAGCGGCACGAGCAGGTCGTCACTCATCTTGCGCGGTCGTTTTCGTATCAGGACTTCGCCCGACTCCAACCAGCCGCGACATGCCATTACCTGCTTACCGACCCAGTTCACGCGTTCGCCCCATTCCTGCCACGCTGCTTTGATGGCCTTGTCCGTAGCGTCGTTGCCAGTGTCGATGTTGGGGTTGATGCCATCGCCTATCAGGTTCGATACGTGTTCCTCGATCGCTTTCGCGGCGTAGCAGTCGTTTCGCACAAGATCGCGTGAACGGGCTCGCAGGTTGGGTAGGGCCGCTGCCAGTTCCTTGTTCGCGGACGATCCCGTCGTAGTCCAGTGACTCGTATGGCGTCCGACCTTAGCGGCCTCGTAATCACGCAACAGCCACTTGCGGAGTTTACGTTTGAACCAGCCTCGCTTTCGACGCTTGCCCATCAACTACTCCCGCGACTGAATTGACCATAGGTCGTGGATGGTTTCTTTGGCGTTGCCAGATATCGGACGATCAGGTTTCGGGTTGTGAGCATGGAGTCGAGACTGCGATATTTGACGGTCTTGTCGCCGTGACTGACAGTGCGCGCACCGGTTGCGATGGCTTCATCAAGGTTGTCGAGGTCGGTTTGCGTCCAGCCCACGTACACCTCCGCGCGCGTGTTGCACGCCTGGTACTAGGCTAGAACGGTACTCTGTGTGCCTGTCAAGGGGATGTTGAAATTAATTTACCGAGTCCGTTGAAACACCGGTCTGCGGCGACGTGCGGGCTGTTGTCCAGCGTGCCGGGGTGGGGTCTGCATCTGTTTCCGCCTCTTGGCCTCACGCGGTTGCCTGTTTTGTTTAAGCTTGTATCCCTGGCCGGCCAGACCGACCATGGCCGCGTATGCGTACACACGACAGTCCCACGCTTCGACCGGTGCGCCTTGCGGGGCGACCCATAGGGTGGCCTTGTGGCCGGTCTTGGAATACCGCGTCTGTTTCGACTCCGCTGTCAGTTGCCGAAAATAACCGGGTACGTCGCCTTCACGGTCGCCTATCCACGGCTGGTTGCGCGGAAAATGACAGAAACCGGGTCCGTGTTCGGTTACTTGTAGACGTGCGAAACAGTCGTTCTTTGCAGCGGTTACACCGACGAGCCGGAGTTTGATCCTGCCCTTGAATGGCTTGCTGAATTTCGACAGGTCGAAGATCGGTCGCTCGCCCTGCGGGGTATCCGCTCCGCCCTTGATCGGCCATACGCGCCTTTTCTCCTTTTTGTAGCAGAAACGATAGACGGTCTGTGACTGGTACCCGGAGTCAATGCAACACGCGTGGATGGGTAGGTCGAATATTGCGTGCGGAAACGTGGTCGTTTTCAGGTATTCGTCTAGCACGGACCATGGCCCGGTATCTGACAGGTCCGTGGGGTCGCCCCAAAAAATACGATAGTCAATGGACCAGCTCTCGTATTTGTCCGTCCACGCGACTACCTCCATTTCCAGGCGGTTGTCCTGAACGTCAACACCGGCCGTGACCAGATAAGCGTCTTCGGGCAGTTTCGGGGCGAACCGTTCAACACGTTCTTCAAGGTCGCCCATGTCCAGCTTCTCGCCGTCGTCTTCGTCCCATGTCTCGGCCAGCACTGTGTTGATCCATGTCTTCAACCTGACCGGGTCGTTTTTCACCTCAACGAATTCGGCCGCGATCACGCCCCACGTGTCCCATCCGTGCGGCGCGTACAATGCAGATAGATGATATCCGGCCGTTTGACCGTCCCCGACTCTGGATGCGCGCCACTCGCCACGGGGTAGCATGTACTCCTTTTCGTGGTTTTCGATACGACCGCCGCAATATTCGCATTCGTAATAGGCTTTCTCCGGTTCGTTGCCAGGCCACTTGATGCGATATTCCCCGGTGTCCTTGTCGCGCCATCGCAGGACTTGCATTTTTTCGCAGCGCGGACACGGCACCCAGTATTCGCGCCAGTCGCTATTCTCCATCGTCTTCTCGATACGGGACGCGCCCTTGACCGTGGGCGTGGACGTGATCAGGTGTTTTCTGCTCGTCGAATAGGTCCGGGTCCGTTTCTTTGCCAGTGATATCGGGTCGCCTTCCCCGCCCACGTCGATAGGGTAGGCGTCAACCTCGTCCGTGAACAAATACCGTATCGGTTTGCCGCGAAACCCCGTGGCCACGTTCGCGCCCGTGAAGTGCAACACGCCGCCTGGAAACCGTTTTTCCTTGATCGTGTTGTCAGAGTCGCGCAGTCTCGGATCGCCGACCTTTTTGCGGAGACTGGGACAGTTGAAAATGAGGTTGCTGACACGGCCTTTGGATTCACGCTCGGCATCGTTCAAGGTCGGTTGCACGGCCAGAATGGGACCGGGCGCATAGTCGATGACGTATCCCATCCACGCGTTGCCGCCGGTCGTTTTGCCCATCTGCGCCGCGAACATGAGCGCAACCGTTTCGACAGGATCGTCAACGGACAGCCTTTCGAGTATCTCCCGCATGTACGGTGTGACGTTGACGCGGTACCGGCCCGGGATCGCGCCATCCGCCGTGGTCAGGATCATGTTTTTTTCCGCCCACTGCCACACGTTCAAAGGCGGCGGCGGACGATACAGTGATAGGTCAGCGGTTTCGTGGTCGAGGGTGGTTGCAGGTTCACCTATAGAACAAGTCCTGTTGTCGTGTCGCTTCAAGGGTTGACTCCTGCCTGCTTGAACAATTCCAACTCTGCGGTTTCGGCCTGTTTCAGGTTCGTCTGCGCGACTTTCCAATATGTTTCTTTGAGTTCAATGCCGATGAACTGCCGTCCGAACCTGACAGCTTGATATCCTTCCGACCCAATGCCTGCGAACGGTGAAAAGACCACGTCGCCCGGGCCGCTCCATAGTTTGACGCACCGTTCGATAACGCCCAATTGCAGCGGACAGAGGTGTTTCTCGTCGTCTGCGTCCTTGCTACTCCTGACCGACAGCACGTCACTTTCCCTGATACCGCCTTTCCCAATTCGATGGTGGCCATACCAAACCGCCGATGCCCACTGTATCCATTCCTCACGGGTTATCCATCCATCCGGATTGCGTTTTCGCGGGTCTTGATGGTCGATCAGAGCTCGTATCGGTTTCGGATTGTCGCCCTTCTTTCGGAATTGCAGCAGATAATCCGGCATGGTCCCTGTCAGGATCGAGCTATCTTTCGCGGCCGTCTTCATAGCTAGCCCGTGGTCCTTGGTGCGTGCAGCTTTCAGTTGCGGGTCTTTGTCTATGGTCCTCTCACTGACATATGCCCATCCGCAATTTTCCATCATTATAATGACGTGGCCGCGGAAGTCCCGAAGACCAGAATATCCGGCTTGGTATTTGAAGATCGGCTCTTGGGTCAGGTGGATGCAGCAGGACCGTCCCGGCATCGTGATTCGGAGTATCTCAGGGGCCAGGTATCTGAAATGCTCTATCAGCGTTGCCGTATCCTTGCAGTTGCCGATATCTCGTTCACTGTTCGTATATGCGTACATCCCAGGGAAGGGTGGACTAAACACAGACAGCCCGATGGACTCATCGTCTATTTCCTTGATGCGTTCGACTGCATCCCCGAGCATGAGTGTCCAGCCGTTACCGGTCGCGTCGTTCGTCTTGTACTTCATTCTATTCCTCCCCTGTTTATCGAGTTGTAGCCCTTGCATGTGTCCGACGATATTGGCCATCATTGCGGCCGCCTGTTTTTCCTTGCGTGCGATATTGGCGCGGACGTTGCCCTCGGTACTGGCAGTGACTATGTGGGCCGTGACCGGCTTGGTCTGACCAAATCTCCAGCAACGTCGGACGGCTTGATAGAACTGTTCATAACTATCAGATAGCCCGAGAAACACCACGTCCGAACAGCGTTGGAAGTTCATCCCATGACCAGCAATCGTCGGCTTCGTCACCAGACACCGAACGTCACCGTTTGCGAAATCGAGCAAGGTCTTTTCCTTGTGGTCAACTGCGTCACTGCCCTTGACTTCGACTGCGCCGTCGATGGCTTTCGTGGCCATCTCCGATTCTCTGTTCAGGTTGCACCATACGATCCACGGACCCGGGTTGCCGTTGATGATATCCGCTGCCCGTTGCACCCGTTTCTCTATCGATTCGCGCCGTGCTTGCCGTCGTTCGTCCATCGTGATTGCGTCCATCGCAAATAACATCCCCTCAGTCGGCGTGGTTACGTGGATAGTCTCATCTTGCAAGGTCAGGGGTGGCAATTTGAATCCGTTATCGTCGTATCCTAGATCGGATGGTGCACGCATCGCAACCGACCACGTAGCCATCCACCGCCAGAACGCCTCCCGAGCATGCCCCTTCAGCCTCCACTTGTGCGTTGTATTGCCGTCCTGGATAAAAAACAGCGCGATGATCTGCTTGCCCGTCATGATATCAAGGAATTCCGCATGGTTCGTGAGTTCTGCAAGGTCATTCGGGGCAGGGGTCGCGGTACATGCGAGCCGATACGGTATCCGCTTGCCGAACGCGGTTATTTCCTTGCGGTAGACTCCACCAAAGGACTTGAGTATCGATGATTCGTCGAGCACGATCCCGGCGTAGTCGTCGGCGTCGAAGTGATTCAGCATCTCATAGTTCGTGATCGTGATCTTGCCCTTCGGTTTGCCGTCACGCGAATACTCGACCGGGATACCGAATTTCATACCCTCTCGGATGGTCTGTTGCGCGACTGCGAGCGGCGCTAGTATCAGAACATTGCCTGGCACGTGCGTCGCCCATTCCAGCTGCATCGGGGTTTTTCCAAGCCCGCAGTCCGCGAATATCGCAGCACGCCCACGCTTCAACGCCCATTCGACGATGTCATGCTGGAATTCAAACAACATTGGATTCATGGCTGGAATGATGTCAAGGCCGGTTGGAATGTCGTCATAGTCTTTCGTTGTCAGGTATTCAGTATATTCCATCGTTCAATCCTCCTCCACATCCACATACGAAACCGGCAGTCCGAGGCTGGACGCGATCTCGATCTCGCCTGCCACACCCGTACTTTCATGCCACCCGTCCAGTTTCAGGACCACGACGCGCGAGCAGCATCCCATCATTTCCTCATCCACGCGCCGCCAATAGTCCCAGTCCGTGGGCAGGCCGTACAACGCGATGCCGTGCGAGTGCGCGATCGGGGAATAGACCACGAGCCCGGTTCGCATCATGGACGCAGCGTGTTTGCACACGGCCTCGTAACGGTCACGGCGCACGGACGCTCTCGGGTCCGAATACGGGGATGCGAGGTAGATCATGAGTTGCCTCCAAATGTTTCTTCGTGGTCGCCTTCCGTCTGCATCCCGCCCGGCGGCGTATCCGCGATCGCGGTCAACGCCCGGTGTACCTCTTTCTCGATGCGGACGCGGACCTCGGCCGGGTTTGTCAGCGCAGCCAGCGGTGCGGCCAGTCGTGCGGGCAGTTCGTTGATGTTGGATATGACCGCGTGCCGGATGTTGGCCCACGAGCGTTTCATGTCCGTGACCAGGACCACTTCACCTTCACGTAGGTCGTTTTCAATTTTCAACTTGCGGTACTGTTCGATCTTGA